ACCGTAATTGCAAAAAACGTACAGGTTGGAACCTCCACCACCGCGACCGACAACTTCACGATCTTCCAACCAGCAACACCGGACGGCACACTGCGGATCGGTAACGGCAACACAGGCGTCACCACAGGACTGGTGACTCTGACTGCGAGTGGGCAATTGGGGCTTGGAACCACAACCCCCCGCGTGATTTCGGGTTACAACGTCATGACGCTTGACGGTTCTACCGGCAGCTTTACCGAATACCGGCAGGCGGGCGGAAACACGATGCGGATTGGCGCAGACAGCAACTTGGGGTTCATTTATACCCAGCAGGCCAACCCAATTCGGTTTGGAACAGGCGATGTTGAGCGCATGAGGCTGACGGCTGGTGGTAGTTTGGGGGTCGGCACTACTTCGCCAACGATTAACAGTAGCGGCAACACGATACATCTAAACACCAGCGCAGCGGGGCATTGGTCGTTGTTTCACGCTACTACTGCCGAGTCTGGTGCAGGGGGAGGTGATGGCTCAATCTACGGGCAGATCGGGTTGGATGCATACGCCTTTAACTACGAGTCAGGTAACCTGATTTTCGGCACAAGCAATGGCGAACGCGCCCGTATTACCTCCACCGGAAATTTCCTGATCAATACGACAACCGCAATTGAAAGACTCACGGTTGGCGGGTGGATATCTGTTAATGGGCAAAGCGGCATATCTGGCAGCGCCTCCACAATTGTTACGAACTGCAACGGAGGTGGTTGGTACGGAATCATGGTGCAAAACCTGTCCGTCACTCAGTCAAACGTCTTGACCTGTATTAATGCATCAGGCGCAGTGATTGGTAGCATTCTCGTGAGTAACACTGGCACGGCCTTTAACACAACTTCTGACTACCGCCTCAAAAATACCGTTACTCCAATGACAGGCGCATTGGCTCGTGTTGCTGCACTCAAGCCTTGCACTTACAAGTGGAACGCCGATGGCTCTGACGGTGAGGGCTTCATCGCTCACGAACTGCAAGAGGTGTGCCCCCAAGCCGTCTCTGGCGAAAAAGATGCGGTCAATGCAGATGGCAGTATCAAACCCCAAGGCATCGACACTTCGTTCCTTGTGGCAACCCTGACTGCAGCCATCCAAGAACTCAAAGCAGAATTTGATGCCTACAAAGCATCGCACCCTTAACCACTGAAAGGTAAATCATGACCACAATCACTTGGACAGTCACAGCAATGGACTGCTACCCGCAAGAGGACGGCCACACCGATGTCGTGTTCACCGTGCACTGGACCTGCTCCGGCACCCAAGACACTTACAGCGCCTATGTGTACTCCACATGCGCGGTTCCCACGCCGACTGGCTCCGCGTTCACACCTTACGCAGACCTGACTCAAGAACAAGTCTTGGGCTGGATTTGGGCCAACGGCGTTGACAAAGACGCCACAGAAGCTGCCGTGCAGCAACAAATCGACAACCAGATCAACCCACCCGTGGTCACCCCACCCCTGCCTTGGAGCCAAGCATGAGCGAGCAAAACATCACCCTGACACTGTCCCTGCTTAACGGCGTTATGCAATACCTCGGCACTCGCCCCTACGGCGAAGTGTTCCAACTGGTGCAAGCCATTCAGGAGCAAGCTGGCCCACAAGTCAAGGCAGCCGCCCCGGATGACTCTGGCCAAACCGCCCCAAACACGCCATAATCGCGGCACTACGTAAGGACTCATATGAGCACTTTTTCTCCTTCCCTGCGGTTGACCCTTATCACCACTGGTGACCAAGCCGGTGTCTGGGGTACCACGACCAACACGAACCTCGGCACGCTCATTGAGTCTGCCATCACAGGTTACACGTCGGTGTCCGTCACTTCGGCCAACCAAGCACTGACCGCTCTGGACGGCGCGGCTGACCAGTCGCGCAATATGACCCTTGCGCTGACAACAACCACCGGCGCGGCTTTCAGTGTCTATGCTCCCCCGGCGGAGAAGACGTACATTATCCAGAACGCCAGCGCCCAAGCGGCGACGATTTTCAACTCCACCGTGCTGGGCAACACCACGGCAGCGGGCACCGGAGTCGTCATCCCTGCGGGCAGAACCGTGACCGTGTGGTCGGACGGCACCAACTTCGCGTTCCAAAACAACCACCTGCCAAGCCTGACGCTGGCCACCGACTTGGCTGTCGCCGACGGCGGTACGGGGGCTTCGTCGTTTACCAGCGGCGGCCTCTTGCGCGGTAACGGGACCGGCGCGATCTCCGTAGCTTCGGCTGCTGACATCGTTGGGCAGATCGGCACAACTGCGGTCACAAACGCCACAAACGCAGTAAACGCCACAAACGCGACCAACCCGGCATCGGGCGGCTCGTTCATCACCAGCAGCAACATTAGCGGCCAGTCCGTAAGTTTTGCAACAAACGCATCAAACGCCACAAACGCTACCTTCGCAGGCTACGCCACCCTTGCGGGCTCCGCCGACTACGCCACGAATGCCGGAACCGCTGCAAACGTCTCGTCTATCGCTGCAGCGCAGCTTTGCAAAGCATGGGCGCGTATCGACATTAACGGCAACTTGGTTGCTGGCTACAACATATCGAGCACAAGCGGTACGGTTCCTTGCACAGTAAACTTGGCCTCGGCCGTGGCTGACAGCGCCTACGCCCCCGTAATTTCGGGATTGGGTGGAAGCGGAAGCACCCGATACGCCTGTATCGGCGCAATCAACTCAAGCTCGCAGTTCACTATCTTCAACGGTGCTGCGCTGACCGCCCTGACTGGTGTTGCAATTTTTAGATAAGGCTTTTATGACAACCAAAAAAATTATCTATTGGGACAACAGCGGTTCTGTTGTTGTGCTGAACCCCTACCCCCAGTTTTGCGGTTTGACCGTAGAGCAGATTGCGAAAAAAGACGTTCCGTTCGGGCTCCCGTACCAAATCGTGGAAGAGTCTGAACTGCCGACAGTCGCGCAGTTTTCTTCTGCTTGGGAGATCGACCCCGGCACTACGCCGCAAGGCGTTGGGGAAGATTATGGCGTGGGGTCCACCAATGCTGTCGTTGGTTATGACGAAGCAGGCAATCCGGTACTCAGGAGCGAAGCATGATAAGCGTCAACTTTGAAAAACTGAAATTGGCTGCCCACGAATTTCGCAGACGCAAAAGAGACGCTGAGTTCGATCCGCTCGATTACGCCATCGTTGCGCAGTTGCCCAACGCCAGTGCTACAGAAGCGGCGCGGCAAGCCATCCGCGAAAAGTACGCAGTAATGCAGCAGCAGATTGATGCGGCAACCACGTACGCAGAAATCAAGGCTATTCTTGAGCTGTAAAGGGATGCGGTACCTCGCCCTGCTCCTGCTGGCTCCTGTGCTGGTTTATGCGCAGGACACGACTATCAACTACCGGGGGCAGCCGCCCCCAACGGCTATGGCTCCATCCATTGCTGCAATGGGCAGTGATATTTGCGCCGTGCCTGTGTCTGGTGCCATCAGCTCAACGGTCATTGGCGTGGCAGGTGGAACCACCGTCACGGACGCAAACTGCGAGCGCATCAAACTGGCGCGGGAGCTGTCCAACCAAGGCTTGAAGGTCGGAGCTGTGGCCATCCTGTGCGCTGACATTCGCGTCTGGGAGGCGATGGAGATGTCAGGATCGCCCTGCCCCATCGGCGGAGCTATTGGCGATGCAGCTCGTGAGGCATGGGTGAAGCTGCATCCAGAAAGGTTCAAGAAGCTGTATGGCAAGGTTCCTACTCTGGCTACTGCTGACGCTGGGGTCAAGTAATGCGCTGGCTCAAGGCTGTTTCTGTGCTGGCCCTGCGCGTCCGGGGTTTGCTGGGCACTGTACGGCCAACGCCACCTGCTGGGCCTGCCAGCCCGGAGCATACAGCACCACATGGCAACAAGCCTTCTGCCCTACATACCAGCCACCTGCACCAGCCTGCACGTACTCCGCAGTCACCGAACAGCGACCATGCCCCGTCAACTTTAACGGGACAGAAACTTGGAAGCGAGAGTCAAACTGCGTTGGCTCAACAGCCGTTGACAGCGGCTGGTTCAAAATCTCGGATACCTGCACGCCAGCGCCTCCAACTTGCAAAGCAAGTGTCGAAACACGTCAAGAGGGCTGCCTCGCAAATCAAAGTGGCAGCAAAACGTACACCCGCCAAAGCACCTGCCCCAACCCCTACGGCCAGCCCATCTGGGGCCAATGGCAACTGACACAGGACGCATGCAAATGGAACCCACCAACATGCCAGATAAGCACTCAGACGCAAACTCTGGCGTGCCAAGCGGGATTCACGGGAAGCATTACCCAGTCAATGACGAGTACATGCCCAAATCCCTATGGCAGCCCCGTGTGGTCCAACGTCTGGCAGACTACATCCGACAGTTGCGTGAAGTCGATGACGAATCCAACAAACGTCCTCTCGCCCGTCAGCCCCGTCAGTCCGCTCAATCCGAGCAGCCCAGTCAGCCCCATGTCTGCACCCGTAGCCCCCATCGCACCTGTAACTGCGATGCCGGGGTTTGCGCCGATGATGACGCCACCTACCGATACGCCAGAGGCCCCTTCGTCGCAACCGACCCAAGCCAGCGGATCGCAGCCCCAAAGCCAAACGAGCTCGGAAACTTCCGCTGCCCCATCACCGGGCAGCTCTGCTCCGCGAACGTCTGCAGGGACTGGTGCGAGAGCGGTGTCGATTACTCAAAGACTTGAGCGGATTGGGGCTATGCCCCGCCAGCCTTCCATCGTAGAATTGATCAGTCTCAAACAGGAGCTACCGGATGCCATCCGAAGACAACAAAACATACTCAGTGAGCTTATCCAGCCAGATGATTCTTGGCTTGCTCGTGACCTTCCTGCCACTTATCGGGGGAGCGGCGTATTCGGGGATTAAGTTTTGGGGCAAGATGGAGAAGACCATTGAAGCCGTTGACAAGTTCAAACCCTATGACGACACTGAGTTCCGCGAAAAGGTTCAGGCTTTTGAGATCGAGGTCAAAGCGCTCAAAGAGCGCCAGCTTTCTATCGCTGAGCAGGCAGTTCGCATTGCTGAAAAATCATCCGACGCAATCGCGCTTGCCCGCGAAACTCGTGCCGTTGCACAGGGCGCGGCTACTGAATCTGCTGCGTCCAGCCGGGAAGTGAAGTCGGCTGTTGAGAGCCAAGCCCGGGAAGTGCAGACCAAGCTGGCTGCACTCAAGCAAGACCTCGACAGTACGGCCGCAGCCCTTCGCGCTGAGATGAACGTGCTCAAGCGGGCAACCTCTAACCCGTTGTCAAAATGAAGTACGGCGTCTTGCTTCTCGTGGCGCTGCTGGCTGGGTGTGAGGACCAGTACCGCTACCCCTGTCAAAATCCTGACAACTTCCATAAACCCCAGTGCCAAAAGCCCAAGTGCCAGTTCACCCAGATGTGTCCAGAGTACCTTGTCGCCCCCATTTTGGAGAAGCAAATAAATGCCGTTCAACAATCTAACCAAAGCCCCGCCGAACCAGACGCTAACAAGTGACGGGACCACCGACAACTACGTCGAAGTCCTAGAGGCACGGATATGGGGTTTCGTCGTGGTCGTGGTCACGCTCATTTTGGCGTTCATCGTGATCGCCCTGCTGTATTCGGTGACGTTTGTGACGCAGCCTATCAAGTCGATGGCCCCCATCGACCAAGCCTATACCAAGATGCTCAACGACATCGTGCTGCTGATTGTGGGCGGTATCGGCGGGGTCATCAGTAAACGCGCCGTCGGGTCGGTGGCAAAAGCGATAGCGCCTGAACCCCCAAAGTTCCCAGCGGCTGCGGTGGCCCAGCCACAGCCGCAGACTCCCCCGGGGCCGACAAGCGTAGTTCCTGACTGGAACTGGATGGGGTACAAAAACCCAGAGCTTGATGAGAGCTGGGTTCCTCCGCCACCGCCAAGCACCCCACCGGACTACATTGATCCGGCTGCGGAAGAAATCGCCCGTGAGCGGGTACACGCAAGGGGTGAGACATGACTCGCTATCTGATCGCCGCCGCTGTCGTAATTTTGACAGTCATCGGGCTTTACCGCTGGGGCTACGGCCGTGGGTGGGGAGACCGTGATGCTGAGATGCAGGCGGTGATCGCACAGAAAAACGAGGAATCCCGAGCCAAAGAGCGGCAGATGGCTGACAGGCTCAACGAAAGCAGTACCAAACTCTTGGAGGCTAACAATGCCCTTGACCAAAAATCTTCTGCTCTTGATCGCGCTATCCGCGCTGGCCGGGTGCGCCTCCCCGCCGCAAGTTGCGTACAATCCCCCGCAAGTACCCCCGCTCCCAGCGGAGATCGCCAAGAAGCGCGAAGCGAACTTGACCGACCGGCTGACCAGCCTTCTGATGCCGACCGAGAAACCCTCCGACTCATCGCCCAAATCGCAGCCGACGGGGACCGGGCCATCAACCAGCTCAACGCCTGCATTGACGCCTACAACCAAGTAAGGGAGCAGATCAATGGTCAACGCTGAACAACTTCAGCAGCTCAAGATCGGCATCGAGTGGGTGCCTGCTTTGAACGATACCTTTGCCCGGTGCGGGCTTGCCACGCCCTTGCAGCAAGCGGCATTCATCGGTCAGTGCGGGCATGAGAGCGCCAACTTCACCAAGCTGGAGGAAGGCCTGAGCTATTCTGCTGAGCGCCTGATGAAAGTCTGGCCCCGGCGCTTTCCCACGCTGGATGCTGCCCAGCCCTACGCCCGTAACCCCAAAGCACTGGCCAACAACGTCTACGCTAACCGTATGGGGAACCGAGACGAAGCGTCTGGGGATGGGCACCGTTTCCGGGGCCGAGGCTGCATTCAGCTTACAGGCCACAGCGGGTACTTTCATGCTGGTAAATGGCTGGGGGTTGATCTGGTGAAAGAACCCGATTTGGTGCTGACTCCCCAATACGCAGCCCTGACGGCTGGTTGGTTCTGGGCCACGCATAAGTGCAACAGGTTTGCCGATGCGCAAGATTGGGTCGGCCTGACCAAAAAGATCAACGGCGGCACCCACGGGCTGGACGACCGCATTCAGCGCACAAACCGCGCCCTTGCCGTACTGACGGCCTGATGGGAGAATCACGCCATGTCGCTGCAAAAACTACTGCTAAAGCCGGGGATCAACAAAGAATCCACGACGCTTGCCAACGAAGGCACTTGGTTCGAGATGGACAAGGTGCGCTTTCGCTCGGGCTTTCCCGAAAAAATCGGCGGGTGGGTCGCGGATACGGGGATCGCCAAGGCCGCTTTGAAGCCGCCTACTGGGTCGTTCTGGGGCACCGCCCGATCACTGTGGAACTGGATTACGTTGGGCGGCAACAACCTGATGGGTGTAGGTACCAACATGAAGTACTACATCCAGCCAACTTCTGGTGGTGATTTCTACGACGTGACGCCCATCCGGGACGTCAACACAATCGCCTCTGGGGCGTTCACAACGACCAACGGCTCCACGACAGTGGTGGTCAATGACCCCGGCTACGCGGGTAAGGACGGGGACTTCGTGACGATTTCGGGTTCTGGTGCGGTCAACGGCATTCCTGCGGCTGCGCTGAACCAAGAGTTCCGTATCACCTACATCAGCGCAACCACGTACAGCATCACTGTATCTTCACCTGCCACGTCGTCAGGCACTGCGGGGGCAGCCACCTTTACATACCAACTTTCGATCGGCAGTGACATTTACACCGTCGGTGTGGGCTGGGGCGCGGGCGGTTGGGGCGGGGTAACTCCGGGCTTTTCTGATACTGGCTGGGGTGTTCCTGCGCCTGCGGGCGTGGGTATTGGTATTCAGCTTCGCCTCTGGAGCCAAGACAACTACGGCCAAGACCTGATCATCAACCCTCGTGGCGGCGCACTGTATCTGTGGAAAGTCAACCCCAACCCACTGATTTACGACCGTGCGGTGCTGCTGTCCCCCACAAGCTCGGGGGCGTACCAGACAGACGCGGACTGCCCTTCAGTCGCAAACTCGGTGGCCATCTCCGATGCGTCGCGCTTCGTGATTGCGTTTGGGTGCAACGACCCCTTAGACCCGGACGACCCTACCCGGCTGGACCCCTTGCTGGTGCGCTGGTCCGATCAGGAAAACTACGCGGTATGGGCACCGGCTATCACCAACCAAGCGGGCAGCTACCGCCTGAGTACAGGTTCGTCCATCGTGGCGCACCAGCAGGGTCGTCAGGAGATTTTGGTCTGGACCGACGCGGCTCTGTACTCCATGCAGTACCTTGGACCTCCGTACGTTTGGGGCTTCCAGATTCTGGGCGACAACATCTCGATTGCTGGCCCCAACGCTACTGCCACGGCGGCAAACATCACGTACTGGATGGGTCTGGACAAGTTCTATATGTACTCCGGTCGTGTGGAGACGCTCTACTGCCCTCTGCGCCAGTACATCTTTGGTGACATCAACCTGCAGCAGCAGTACCAGTTCTTTGCGGGTACCAATGAAGGCTTCAACGAAGTCTGGTGGTTTTATTGCTCGGCCAACTCCACGGTGATCGACAAGTACGTGATATACAACTACTTGGAGAAAATCTGGTCCTACGGCAACCTCAGCCGCACGGCTTGGCTGGATACCCCTTTGCGGACCTTCCCGTCTGCAGCAGGTTACGGTGGCCAATTGATCTACCACGAGAACGGTGTGGACGACGGCGCAACCAATCCGCCAAGCCCCATCACCGCGTTCATCCAGTCAGCGGACGCTAACATTGGCGATGGCCATAACTACGGGTTTGTCTGGCGCATGATCCCGGACATCACCTTCAACGGCTCGACGGTCAACAACCCGTCCGTCACCATGACGCTGCGCCCACGGCAAAACCCCGGCGCAAACTACAGCGCTTCGGCCTCGCCTTCGGTGACCAGCACGCAAAACTACCAAGGCCAGCGCAACTACGAGGTGCAGCAGTTCACCGAGATCGTGTATGTGCGGGTTCGTGGGCGTCAGATGGCGTTCCGCGTCAGCTCTACAGGCTTGGGTGTGCAGTGGCAACTGGGCGTTCCGTCGCTCGATCTGCGCCCTGATGGCCGGAGATAAAAATGAGCCAGAAAAATATACGCGCTCCCCTGCTGCCGGTTGCTCCGGTAGAATACAACGCACAGTTTATGAACCAACTTCTGGGGGTTTTGCGACTGTATTTCAACCAGTTGGACAACGCAGGGCCTATGGCGGCAGCTACACAACGTGTAAACGGGCAGCTTGTTGCTGCGTTGAGCTTCGTACAGCCCGACCCCGCAAACCCAAATACGTTCTCGCTTAGCTTGCCAAGTCAGGCAGATTTGAGTAACCTCCGGGTGGGCGATGTCTATTACGATAGCTCTGCGGGAAACGTCTTGAAAGTTAAAACATGAGCCTAGAACTTGCTGCACAACACCTTGCCAGCCGTGGGCGTAAAGGCGACACCATGCTGGTGCACATGGCTCCAGAGGAAGTCTCGGGTCTCCAAGCACTTGCCAGAGCTGGCGGCGGCACACTGACGCTGAACCCAGATACGGGCTTACCCGAAGCCAACTTCCTCAAGAAAATTCTGCCTACGCTGATCGGTGCGGGCCTGTCGTTTATTCCGGGCGTTGGCCCTCTGATGGCGGCAGGGCTTGTTGGCGGCGTTGAAGGTCTCCGTACAGGCAGTTTGGAAAAAGGCTTGATGGCCGGTATGGGTGCATTTGGCGGTGCTGGTTTGGCTGGTGGCTTGACCGCAGCGGGGGCTGGTGCCGCAGGTGCTGCCCCGGCTACTTTTTCCAGCAATCTTGCCGCAGCAGGGCGGGGTTTGGGTTCGCTTGGCACCAAAGAAGGTCTTAGTGCCTTCATGGGCAACGCAGCAACAAAAACCGCAGAGGCCACCGGCATGGGTGGGGCTTCGGGCCTTATGAAAACCGGACTCGCTGCAGCCGCCCCCATGATGCAGCCCGATGCGGCAAAGCCGTACGACGGCGGTGGCCCGAACCCGTACGAGTACGAATACAACCCTAACAACCAAACATACACTCGCGTAACGCCCGGCAGCAGGCCACGGGATATGCTTGCCCCCACCACGCCAATGATGGCAGCGGGTGGCCCGATTGAGGCTATGTCCGACCAAAACCGTATGGAAACCATGATGGCCAACGGCGGTCAGATGTTTGCTGCTGGTGGCGGCGTATCTCACCTTGGCGACTACTCCGACGGTGGCCGTCTTTTGAAAGGTCCCGGCGATGGTGTTTCTGACTCCATTCCTGCAACGATTGCGAACAAGCGCCCAGCGCGTCTTGCTGATGGTGAGTTTGTTGTGCCTGCTCGTATTGTTTCTGAGCTAGGCAACGGCTCGACCGATGCGGGTGCCCGCAAGCTGTACGCCATGATGGACCGCATTCAAAAGGCTCGGGGCAAAACCACAGGCAAAGACCGCGTAGCAGTCAACAGCCGCGCCGAGAAACTTCTCCCCGCGTAATCATGCCGTTGCACCACGTACACCCTAGCACTTTACCGACCGTCTGGCCGATTGCATTTCCGTTGTTGAAGAAAGCGATCGACCTCGATCCCGAGGCGTACAACCCACAGTTCATTGAGTACAGCATCCGTACAGGGCGCGTGCATCTGCTTGTGTGGGAAGAGCCGAACGAAGGCATCACGGGCGCGTGCACCGTCGAGCTCATTGACGACCCGGTAGAGCGTATTGCTCACGTCCAGCTCATGGGCGGAAAAGGCGTTGTGCGGGACTACGTGTTTGACGAAGCCAAAGAATTTATGCGCCGTTGCGGAGCAACGACCGCGCAGTGCTGGGCCAAAGGCACACTGGTCGATATGTACAAGAAAATGGGTATGGAAAACACCCACCAAGTAATGAGGGTCAAGCTATGAAAACGAGCTATTCACGCCGGGAACTGTATGAGTTTGGCGAGCCTCTTGGCGAAAGCGTAACCCGCAAAGAAGGCGGGCGCATCGTTTATGGTGGCGGGGGTGGCGGCGGAAGCGCTACGCAAACTCAAGTCGTTGACCTGCCGGAGTGGGCCAAACCTACTGCGCAAAAGCAGTTGGGCCTTGCTGAGTCTGTAACTGACATCAACCAAAACCCGTTCCAGTCCTTTGGCGGTATCAAGGATGCGTCGGGCAGACAGATTGGGTTTGACCCCAGCAAAGTGGTTGCTGGCATGGACCCCTTGCAGCAGCAGGCTTACCGAACTGCGGGTGGTATGCAGACCTCTCCCCAACTGGGCATGGCTACTGGTTTGGCGGGGGCTGCGGCACAACGCGCTCTGGGCACCGGGTATGACCCCTACGCCACTGGCCAATTTGGTCAGCAGGCGGGCATGTACATGTCGCCGTTTATCCAGCAGGCTTTGGAGCCTCAGATGCGCGAGGCTGTGCGTGCTTCAGAAATCCAGCGTCAGTCCGATCAGGCTCAAGCTGTAGGGCGCGGTGCGTTTGGCGGTTCTCGTCAGGCCATCGTCGAAGCCGAGCGTCAGCGCAATCTGGGTACGCAGCTTGGGGATATTCAGTCTCGCGGTCTGCAAAGTGCCTTTGAACGCGCCCAGCAACAATTCAACACCGAGCAGCAACTGCGCGAGCAGTCACGCCAGTATGGCGCAGGTCTTGGTATGCAGGGTTTGCAGACGGCACTGCAAGGCGCAGGCCAACTCGGCCAGTTTGGTCAGCAAGAGTTCGGTCAGCAGAAAGACATCCTCGGTCTGCAGAACCAGTTTGGCGCTCAGCAGCAGGCTCAGCAGCAGGCTCTCATCAACGCCGAAGCGCAGAACTTTGCAGCGCAGCAGCGCTACCCGTACCAGCAGTTGGAGTTCATGTCGAACATCCTGCGCGGCACGCCAATGGGCACTGTGCAGTCCATGTACCAAGCGCCCCCCAGTGCAGCGTCTCAGTTGGTTGGTGCGGGCACTGCGTTGTACGGCGCAAGCCGCGCGGGGATGTTTGCCGAAGGCGGCACTACAAAAGCTGCGGGCGGTGGTCTGATGGATTTGGCGGTTGCCGAGATGTTGGGGGAGTAACGCATTATGATGAACATTGAGCAGCTCACGAACCGCTTGGCGCAGATGCCCGATCAGGCGCTGCAGCAGTACGCCATGATGAACAAGGAAGACCCTTACATCATGGCGCTGGCTTTGTCGGAATCCCGACGCCGTAAACAGATGCGTACAGCTGCAGCACCGCAGCAACAAGCACAGCCTAAAGTCGCTGACCAAGCACTAATGGAGATGTCCCCAGCCGGTGGCGTCGATGCGCTGCCTACCGAAGAAATGAACTTTGCCGGTGGTGGCATTGTGGCGTTTGCTGATGGTGGGGATGTTGAGCGCTATCAGGCTGGCGGTTCGTTGACTGGGGATGTGCAACGCATTTTGCAAAAGCCACCAGCCCAACGGACTCCACAAGAAAACGCCCTGCTGCAGCAAGCCGGTGTAGCCCTTCAAAGCCGTCCTTTGGGTGCCGACAGCGGCGTGGGCGCAGCCAACACGTTTCTTGAAAACTTGGGCCCTCGTATTCGGAACTACTTCACCGAGGGGGCCAGTCAACTTTCAGACGAGGAATTGGCAGCTCGCCCTAATGCGGGCGGCGTCATGAACGAGCGCATTTTGCGTAATATGGGGATTGCCCCCACTGCTCCTCGGCCCGCCGCTCCTGCCGCTGCACCTGCGGCAGACAATTTAAGCGGTATGGACCGCCGCCTCATGGCAGGTAGCCAGCCCAGTATTGCGTCCGTTAAAACTCCCCTGCCGCCCAAAGCCCCCGCAGGGCTTGGCGCTACGCCCGAAGCTGCTGCCCTGCAGAAATCTCCTGCTCCCGCCGCTGCTAAGGCTCCGTCCGTACAGGACGCGAAAACGCTCGCTGGTCAGTTTTTTGACGCTAATGCGCAGACCGACGCTCTCAAAGAGTTTGTAAAAGACACAAAGGCTTCTGTCGCCGAAGCACGCGAACGCCGCAAAGAGGGCAAGCCTACTGGCGAAGCTTATTCCAAGTATGAGGAAATGCTGCAGGGCGAAGAAGGCCGTGCTGGCAAAGAGCGAGACGAGGCCACTGGCGTTGCAATCTTTAAGGCGGGTTTGGCCATGATGGGCGGCACGTCTCCCCGCGCGTTCGAGAACATCAGCAAGGGCGCTTTGACTGGGCTGGACGAGTACACCTCTGCCATGAAGGACATGAAGAAAGCCGCCAAAGAGCGCCAGAAAGCTTTTGCCGATATTGAAAACGCTCGCCGTGCCGAAAAGCTTGAGGACTGGAAATCCGCCCAAACCTTCGAGGACAAAGCCGCGACCCGTCTGGACAAAGCGCGTGAAGTCGGCGTCAAGGGCATCATGGACATTACGGGCAAGGATGCTGATATTGCTGCTGCCATTTACAAGACTCAAGTTGAGCAGCAGGGGCAAACTGCTCGGACAAAGATGCAGGTTGACGCGATGCGGGATAGGGGCGGCAATGTAAATGACCGCCAGACACTCAGCGAGCTCAAAGCCTTGCAGAAGCAGTATGCCGACCAACTTAAAACGACGTTCAATAAAACTGAGCGTGCGGCGGTACAGGCAAAACTGGACCGGGTTGAGGCCGCGCTTGTCAATATGGCTGGTCTCGGTACAATTACGGGAACCCCCGGCGCAGCAGGCCCCGGCGGAATCCCTTCTGACGTGCAAGCCCTCCTGAACAAGTACGGGGGCAAATAAGGACTGAGCAATGGCCGACTTGAACGCCCTTTACCAAGCACTCCGCAACGCTGACGCTGCGGGAGACAAGGAGGGGGCCAAGAAGCTCGCTCAGTACATCCAAGGGGTTGCCGCTCAAGGCGATAAACCTCCTGCCCCCGAGCCCACGATCGGGGGCCAAGTTAAAGAAGCTTTCAAAGGTTTGGTTCCCGGTGCTGTCGGCCTGCTGGAATCCGCAGCGACTGGTGCCTCCGCCCTCTTGCCAGAGGAGTTGGAGAAGTCCGCACGAGCCAAGATCGCCTCTGTGGCTGGCGCTGCCAAGAAGCCATTTGAAGCCGCTCCGGGGTACGAAGATACCGTTGCCCGTAAGCTCAGTGAAGCTGTCGGCTCGACAGCCCCGTTCCTGCTCGCAGGTCCTTTCGGCTTGGCCGGGCGTGCTGCTGCCGTTGGTTTAGGTGTTGGCGCAGGCGCTGGAGAAGCCCGCACGCGTGCTGAACAAGAGGGCGCTACTGCCGATCAACGCGGTACAGCCACCGCTCTAGGCACCATCCCCGGCGCATTGGAAGCATTCGCGCCCATCCGTATTCTGTCCCGTATCCCCACGGCGTCCAAAGCTGCAGGTGTTGAGGCTGTCAAGCGGGCCATGATTGCCGGTGGCGAAGAAGCCGCCCAAGAAGCTGCATCGGGCTTCGCCCAAAACCTGATTGCCCGTGGCGTATACAAGCCTGAGCAAGCACTCATTGAAGGTCTGGGGGAGCAAGCTGCCTACGGCGGCGCAACCGGCGCTATCGTGCAGGGCCTTATGGATTTGGCGCTCGGCCGACGCGCCAAGGGTGCGCAGCCTACCCAACCTCCGGCTACCGAAACCCCAGCGGGTACCCAAGGTGAGATGTTTACCCCTGCCGAGATGGGCGTGGGTCGAGCCCCGGTTGCTCCCGCAGCGCCCGTACCTCCCACCGAACCCGCTGCCGCTACCCCCACAGGTCAGATGGACCTCGGTCTGGACTATCAGCGTGAAGTTGAGCAGCTGTATCTGGAGAGGGAGCGCCTGCGCCAGCAGCCACCGACCCCAGAGGTCGAGCAGCGCGTGGCTGATCTGAGCGAGCAGATTCGCAGTTACGAAGAGATGAACATCGCCGGGCTTCGCGCACAGGCTGAAGTCGATGCCGAGCAAGCACGCCAAGATGCCGAAGGCCGCAAGCGCTTCCCCGCGCTGGCCGAAGCCCCAGACCTGCTCACCATGCCCGATGAGGTCAAAGCCCGCACGCAGGGCGATCTGTTCGGTGGCGCGCCTGCTGCCATTGAGCCCACTGCCGAAGAAGCCGCAGCCCCCGGTGAGCCTACCCCTGTGCCGCCCTATGCCCGCACGGGCCCATACCAATACAAACTTCCGCTGCGCGGCCGTGCTGGCGAGTTGACCATGAAGGACGTGGAGGACACGGGTATCGCCCCGAGCACCACGCGTGGTTGGTTTGAGCAAAACGTCGTCGGCAAGACCTCGGCGGAAGTACAAGCACTGGTCACCGCTGACCCGACCCTGATTGAAGGCAAGGGCAAGCGTGCCAAAATCCTGCGCGAGCTGCTGGCACCCCGTCCAGCCACATTCAAGGAGCCTACCAATGTCCCGCCCACCGCCAAAAAGCCTGCGCCTGAGCAGCGAGATGAGCCCCGAGCTGGTGAGCCAAGCGTGGGAGTTCCTAGCGAGCCTGCAGCCGCCGTCGTTCCTGAACCCGGAGCCGGAGTGGCCGGACCCGCCGCAGCCCCTGTCACACCTGACGGACGCGGATTGGTACCTGCTGGACAGCCTGCTGAGCCGCGAGCTGAAGCTCAAGGAGTCGAGCCCGCTGCAGTAGAAACTGCTGAGGAGGAAGCCGCACGCAAAGCTGAAGCTGCAGCAATGGCAGCCGCTTTGGCCCGCCAACAAGGCGCGGGGGGTCGTGGTCGAACTGCGCCCCCTGCCGCCCCTGCAGCTCCCCGTGCAGCGCAACCTACGCCGCCTATCCCTGAGAAGCTGTACGAGCCCATCGGCACGTCAGAGTTCGGCATGGAGGAGGGCCAGAAAGAAATCCTGCGGGGTCCGCAGGCCATGCTGTTCCCCATGAGCAAGCGTGAGGAGCTTGAGTACGCTGAACGTCAACGTGGGGAGCCTGAAGCCGAGGAAGCCGCTCCCGCTGCCCGAGATGCGCGTCAAGGCGAACTGGACTTCACCAAAGAGGCCGCGCCCGAATTGTCTGTCCCCTCTACGTGGGCGGCTAAAAGTTTGCTGGGTAACCAACGCCTCGTTTATGAGGATGGCGAAGTTGCGCTGGTGCGCGCTGTGAATGCGTACGGGGAGGTGGTGTACTTCCCGATGCACCGTGACGGCACTCAAGCGTTCTACCCGGTCGAGAGCAAGACGAAACCGGCTTGGATTACGCCCCAGCAGGTGACCCGCCTTATGGCCGCTGCGGATGTAGCCCGGCAGGCCGAAGCTGAATTGCATACTGCCAATCCGGATGGACCCTTTACTGACGGTAAGTCGGTCGTGGCCGCTCCATCGGTCGGCCCGGCCCTTGAAGGCTACGCTGCCAATCTGCTGCGGTCTCTTGGACTGGGCGACATCAAGTTGTTTATTTATACGGCGGATGACGCAGCGCAGTCCGACTTTGTTGACGCCAACAAACTGTACGGCCCGTTCGCGCGTCCTTCGCAATTCAAGTCTGCGCAGCTCAATGGGTCTGCAGGTCCTTTCGGCACCGACGAGAAAACCTACGCGGTTTATCTGAAGCCGTCGCTCTCTGAAAATGCCAGAGTTGAAATTTTGGCGCACGAGATCGGGCACATCATCGAGAAAGAAGCCTACAACAACGCCGATGCGGAGACGCGCAAAGCAATCGCGGACGAGTACCTTGCGTGGCACAAGAAGGCAAAAGGTGCCACTTCTCGTGAGCTTATCGAAATGCTGCGTAACCGTGAGGATGCGCAAATCAACGTCGCTGCATTGGAAGCAGCGGGGCGGGCGGACGACCCTGCCGCCAAGACCCTGCAAAACTTTGATAGCTACTGGACCGGATTTGGGGAGTGGTTTGCTGACAACGTATCCCGTTGGGCCACGACAAACGAGAAGCCGCTCAGCATTGCCGATAAGTTCTTCTCCAAGCTGGCGCAGAAGATGCGCGACCTTGTTGCCGTCGTAACAGGCCGCAAGTTCCCACCGGCTAAGTCAGTTGCCGACTACCTGAACAAGCTTGGCCCCGCAGACTTCCGACCAACTGTGGCCGTGAAAGCTGCACCAGCGCGGGTCAAGGATCAGTTCTCCGTATCGTTCTCCACAGAGTCCCTGATCGACAGCATGGGTCCGCTGGACCCCGACCAGAAGACTGGCCTCAAGGCACTGATCCCGTCGTTCAAAGCGGGTATGTCTCCGGCCGAGCCGAGCTACGGCGTCAAGTTCCGTACGCAAGTTGCGGATACCGCTGCCACAATCGAGCATCGCCTGCGCGAGCAGTTTGACGGTGCCGTGCGTGACAGTCTGGGCAAGCTCAACCCGATGGGCCTGTACCGTCAGGCACAGGACTACACCAAGACTCTGCTGGAATACTTCCAAGTGGGCGGGCTGGTCAAAGACCCAGCAACAGGCTTGTGGGTTGTGCAAGGCATCAACGGTGTGCGTCCCCCTGCCGAGGTGTATGCCCTGATCGACGCATGGGGTCAGAAGAACGGGTACGACCGTGAGCGTGCTACCCAGATCGCCAGCCGTGTGCTCGAAGGTGTGCGCTTGAATGAGATGCGTCGGTCCAACCGAGAAGACGGCACGAGCTTCCTGATTCACCTCAAAGACCCCGAGATCGACCAGCTTGTGGCCGAGTACAACGCAGACCCAGACCTGCAGGCCATGAGCAAGGCGATGGACGAGTCGCGTATTGCAATGGTGGACAACATGGTGGCCGTCGGCCGCCTGACCAAAGAAACCGGGGAAGCTTGGAAAGATGCCGTTGGCTACGTGCCGTTCGACCGTCTTGGCGACGAGGACTTCAGCGCTGCGTTCAGCAAAATCAAGAAGGTCAGCAACAAAGGCTTGGCCCAGCTGGGCAAGCTGCCAGAGCTGGTGGGCTCCGAGCAACGCCCCGTTGGCAACGTCTTTGAGAACTACCTGAACACGCTTGGCTGGATGGTTGGCCAGACCATGAAGTCCGATGCCAACACGCAAACCCTGCGCAGTCTGGAGGATTTGGGCTACGCCAAGTTCTTGGGCCGCAACACCCAGAAGAAGGCCAACGCAGTGGGTGGCTACATCGACGGCGAGATGATGTACTGGGAGCTGCCAAGCAAATACGATGTGCTGGCGTTCAAGGACATGAACCCTCAGAAGGCAGGCTGGCTGCGTAATCTGGGCAAGTTCTCCAACGTGCTGCGCAAGTCCGTGACTGCACTGCCGCCCTTCGCGCTCAAGCAGGTGACAGACGATATCCAGCGTGCCATCATGACCTCGGGTGTGAAGAACCCCGGCGCTCTGCTGCGTATGTCGCTCTCCAACTTCGGGGGCATCGCGTTCGCTGAACTGCGCGGCATCCAGCATCCGTCCGTCAAGCAGTTTGGCAGGCTGGGGCTTACCGGCGAATACGACTTCGAGGCAGGCAAACCTGCCGTATCTCTCCTCAAGGACTTGGGATACAAGAAGCGGGGCAAGTTTGAGACCCTGCTGCACCGTCTGGACGGCATTACCCGCGCATCTGACTTGGCTGTCCGTAAGGCGATTTACGAGCAGACTTTGAAAGAAGGCGGCGACCAACTGCTGGCACAGACCCGTGCCCGTGAATTCATCAACTTCCGCCGCCGTGGCGCGAGCGACGCTGTGGGTGCGCTGGTTACGACCATCCCGTTCTTCAACGCCTACATCCAAGGTATGGACGTGCTGTACCGTGCAGCATCGGGTAAGGATTCCAGCTCCTCCGTGGGGCGTGCGCAAGCCCGCAAGATGTTCATGACCCGCGCCGCTATCGCCATGACGCTCAGCTCTATGTATGCACTGATGGCCGGTGAAGACGAAGAATACCAAGAGATGGACCTGCGTACACGGGACAGCAACTGGATTCTGCCGGGGGTAGGTAAGCTGCCGGTGCCTACCGAACTGGGTGCCTTGTTCAAAGTTGTGCCCGAGCGCATCGTCGAATACATGCGCCGCCAAGGAACCCCAGAAGAGCAGACTGCATGGGAAGCAACCCGCACGGCCCTGACCTACATGTTCGAGCAATACGTCGGACGGACGGTGCCTGTGCCACAAGCGGTCAAGCCACTGCTGGAGGCGTGGACCAACTACTCGTTCTTCACTGGACGCGAACTGGAAGGCATCTACCAGAAGCAGCAGGACCCCAGCCTGCGCCGGGCATCCAACACGTCCGAGCTGGCCATCGCCATCGCCAACTTCTCGCGGGATGTGGTCGGTGTGGACAAGGTGTCTCCGATCCTCGTGGACAACGCGCTCAACGGCTACTTCGGCTCGTCGGCAGGTCTGCTGGTCGCAATGACCGACTCCCTGCTGAACCCAACCCGTGTGGACCGCCCCCTGCACAAGTGGGCCCTGCTGTCGAACTACATGTACGACCCGGTGGGCACCCGCCGCATGACCGAGTTCTACGAGACCCGCGAAAAGGTGGGCCGCGCCAACGCCACGCTCAACGAGCTGGCCAAGACCGATCTCGACCGGGCCGCAGCTTACGCCGAGAAGAACGCCGATGTGTTGATGCTGGAGAGTGCAGTCAACTCGACGCTGGAACAGCTCGAACGCACCCGCGCTTACCGCAAGTACCTCAACAGCCCAGACGCTGCCGCAGAGATGTCCAAAGAAGAGCGGGCACTGGAGCTGCAGGAGCTGCGCAAGATGGAAGTTGACATGACCGGCTGGCTGCGCGAAGCCAAGGCAACGCTCGGTTATTGAATCCGCCAAACCCTCGTCCCGTACCGCCCGTATTCAACGCGGGTGTGTACGGCAAACGTCATAGTAAGTGCCTCCTCGATGGGCGTAAGCACCTCAACCACCTGAGCTGTCGTGGCAATGGTAGGTAGGAAGAAGGACGCCCCGACAAGCAGGGCGTCCCAGTGCACGAAGTAATCCACCCCGATCAGGTGGATGATCGGCGGCTCAGGCGGCGTCTGGACTTTCGATAAACGCGGTTTCGTCGACCCCAAGTGCAGCTCCATCGAATACGTAACACCGGACGGCAACGCCATTGAGACCTCCTACTGCACCGGCACCGATGCGGGTGGTTTGTGACTTGCCGTCGTTCTTGATGATTCCAGCCGCAGCCAGCTTGGCCACGCTGTCCCTGACGTCCACCTGCCGACTGGCAAAGAACGCACGGTACTCGGCCACAGTGATGAACAGCTCTTTGGAGTCTGGCTCATAGCGCAGCTTGAGTTCGCCACGGGGCGTAAGGATCGGTGCCTGCGGGGCTCCACGAACAGCACGGTTGACCACCAGCGCGTTGTTGACGTTCTGGTTAAGGAACGCAGCCAGCGTCTCTTTGGAGATCGTCAGCATGTCGCCAGCTTCGCTCTTGTTGGAGGTACGGGCTTGCTGCACAGCCACGAGGGAGTATTCGTAGATGCGGTGGATGTCGATGTTGTGCAGCTTGAGCTGTCTGGCGATCACGGCCCCGGTGAAGGCGCAGGCCAGAATGCAGGAGTAGAACCGATCGGATTGGTCCAGCCCCAGCGCAGCGTCGATACGGGCTTGCATTTTCAGGCACGCGCTTCGCACGGACTCGATGTTGCTGACTACGTGCTGTATATACAGCGGCCCTGCCACACCGTAGTTGTCGTTGAGCTTGCCAAAGATTGCGTCGATCTCAGTCTTCGTGGCACCCGTGTACTTGGGCACCGAGATTTCCAAAATGCGGCGCAGCTCGCCGTCTGCCGTGCTCTTGAGCTGCTGCAGGGCGTCCACCACGGAGGCGTTGCCGGACGTGATGGTGATGTTGCACCATGAGGTCACGTTGGCCCGCAGTTTGTTTGTCTGCGCTTCCATGCGGTGCTTGCCCCGGCCGGACGTGAAACCGTACGCGTAATCGGACAGCACGTCAGCCTTCTCGTTGGTGATCTCATCGACCGTAAACGCCAGACTGTTCATCATGCCCAGCATGTGCATCTTGGACGCGTAGGTGTCTTCCTTCTTCATCAGCAGCTCGTCTGGTGCCCCGAAGATCGAGTTGACCACCATCTGCGCCGTGGACTTGCCAGAGCCTGAGCCGTTGTGTTTGAGGTGAACCTGCGCACCCTTGACGTGCTTGCCGCCAATCAGTTTGAGCAGCGGAGAGCCAAAGCCAAAGAACAAGGTCAGGGCATGGGGCTCCAGACCCGGGCGGTCGTAGAAGTTTGCCACCTCACGCCACTCCTCCAGCGAGCCAGTCGGCCGGAACGACGACGCCAACTGCCGCGTACCGCTGGCTGGGGGTGCCAGCTTGGGGCCACCCGGTGTGTATTCCACTTCACCAACCACGAAGCCCTGCATGTCAGGAGTCCACCCCATCTGATTGCGGGTGCGGCTGGCGGAAAACTGCTGCTGCAGCTTTCTCATCGTCGATGCAAAATAAGCCATAAGCGAATCCAGTTGCTTGCCGTATGCGATAACTCCGTGCGTAATCAGCAGGTCGCGCATCTTGTCTTTGGTAAACAGCGTCGTGACCGGAGAGTAGAACCGGCGCACACCGTCATTGCGCATGTGCAGGTTGATGCCAACCATTTCCCCGTCACCTTCTCCGGTCTCGCTGTAGTCGTAGAACCGTTCTGTTAGATAGAGGTCTTGGGCGTAAATTTCAAACTCAAGCTCTTCCCCGTCAGGGGTGCGCTCTTTTTTGTACACGCCGCCATTGGCACCACGGAAGTACGGATATGGGTATGCCGGAACAGCCAACGCCACCGAAGGGGTGTCGCCCTCCACGGGCGTCTCGATGATGTACTGGTCGTTCTCAACGGGCGCAGCTTCGATGATCTTGCCCAACATGATCGGGGTCGATACTTTCTGCTTGCAGCCTTCACACCCTGCAGGGTTGTTGGCTTTGTACCACTCACAGGTATAGGGGCCCTTGGTCTCGGCAGCTTTGGCTTCGGTCGCCGCAGGGGTGTACTCTGGGTGCTTCTTGGAGAGCGCGTGGATTGCCGTGGCACCGTCTTCACAGCGCGTTGCAATCGACAGGGCAGCCCGCCACAGCGGCTCTTCCAAAGTCGCGGCTTCAGTGACGGCAATCTTGATCTGGTTGCAACCATCACCGGCAACGCTGCGCACCAAAATCCGTTTGAACGAGCAAGTTGGGAAGTCCCCACCAGCCAGATCACGGGTTGCGTCGTCCATGCCGAACTGCTTGGCGGCCGACAAGTCCATAGGCGCAGCGGGCAGCTTGGAGACAAACTCTGCCAGCGACACGGCCACGCCATTGGCCACGATCTGAACCGGGCGCTGTTGGTTGTTCTTAAAGTTAAGGGTGCCGGGTATCCGCAGGATACGGGCGCGGTCTGCCGTGACCGCAGGGTCAGCATACAGATTTTGTTCAGAGCACAGGCGCTTGAGGCTGCGGGCGTGCACCGCCCACACATCGGCTGGCACGTCTTCGGTCAGCGGCCAGTACACATGCAGTCCACCACCAGAGTTAATGATGATGGGGGTTGGGAATTCGTTGGCGTCAATGAACGCAGCCAGCGCGACAGCGGCAGCTGCTTGGTCGGCATAGGGCTTACCTACACCACAGTCAAGATCAAGGAAAAACGAACGCAGGAACGCAGCATTGTCAGCCGTGCGGCCCTCAGCAGAATCTTTGAACGACGCCATTGCAAAGTAGGCATCGACACCTTGTGAAGTATGGGTTTGGCCCATTGCTTCCACGTCGGCAATAGTCGGATGAAACGACTGCCGTACCGCGCCTGACCGAATCCCCACAGCGCAATACAGGCCCTGTGTTGGTAATACGGAGTTGAAAAAGTCAGTCACATGTCCTCGCGGTCAACTGGATGAGACAAAAAGGGCGGCAAGTTTCCCTGCCGCCCGGGGGACGCCAATTACTTACGCTTGCGCAGGGCAGCAGTAACGTTCGGCATTTCAGCAAGGTAGCGCGGGTGCGGCACCGTTTGTCCAGTCATCCAGTTGTAGACCGTGCTACGCGAGACTTCAAAGGTTTTGGCCAACTCCGCCACCGAAGTGGGGCGAGCCAAGCAGGCCCGCAGGAACTGGCGCACAGCCAAAATCTCGTGCGTCGCAGCGACGGCTTTCACGCGCTGAACAAAGAGGGTGTCGTATCCGCGCACAACCTCACTCCTCATCCGTGGACCAGTCGCTCAGAATGTCAGCCACGTTCTTGTTGGCTGGTGCAGCGGCAGCTGCTTTGGGTTTGCTCTCGCGCTTGGTAGGCTCGCTCACTTCTTCGGCTTGTGCCTTGACGGGTGCGGCTTCCTTGAACGCTTGGGGCAATGCAGGCTGGCTCTCGCCCTTGGCCTTGCCAACAACCATGCGGAACTCGATGGCTTGCTTGGCGTCCTCAGTCTGGCTCTGCTGCTTGGCTGTTTCCCACTCTTCGCGGGTCAGGGGGCGCACAGCGCGGAACTTGAGAACTGGCACAGCTTCGTTGGTGTCGAAGCGCGCTTCGGTCACGATGCCGGTGATTGGAATGCCGTGACCAGCAAGGAACTTACCGAACGCTTGCAGGGGCATCTTGTCGCCGTCAGCTTTGCCGAAGTAGGACTTGGCAGGCACTTGCAGGCGGTAGATGTTGCCACCGATATCGTTTTCCAAAGCGACAGCCAAACGCTTGCTGTAACGGCATGCGCGGGACTTGCCTTCGCCAGAGCCTTCGATGTTCTGAGGGCAGGTAGCGCAGCTTGAGCTTTGTGGGTTCTCGACTTCGGGGTTGGGCTTGTCGCCTTCGGCGGACCAGCAGGCAGGCTTGATGTCCTTGCCTTCCTCGTATTTCTCAGCGTAGAAGGTGCGGGCTACGCCCTTACCAGACGCAATCACCACGAGGTTCATGGAGCGGTCTTCGTTCTTGGCCACTTCCTCGCCTCCCACCACCATACGCCAGACGCCACCTTTGATGGATATCTGCTTACCACCGGACGAACCGGCAATATCTTTGGTGGTCTCATCTGCGGCTTCGCGCAGATAGTCGGGGATCATGGAACCAGATTGAAAGAGTGCAATGTTGCTCATAAAATTTCCTTTGATGGGAGGTTACTTGGTGGCCCTACGGACCGTGATCGAGTAGCGGGACTCGACATTTACACCTGCGGGCATGACGTCCGGGTTTTGTTGCAGGAACTCACTGAAGTTGCCTTGGTGAATTCGCCGCTCCAGCAGCTCGGGGGAATCATGCTCACGGATGAACTTGTACATACTGTCCCAGTCGCTGGTCCAGTAGCGTGTTTTGACAGATCGTGTGAACGACCCGAATTGTGTTTTGCCACCGTCTTGGCCAGTGGTCTTGCAGATTTCCAGCAGCTCTTGCTCTACTGCGCCCATCTGCTCTTCGAGCTGGGCGATCTCTTCTTCCATCTGCTTTTTCTTAAGGTCCCGTGCGTCACGGATTTTGACGTAGACCTGAACGAGTTTACTCGCGTCGCTCATGGTGACCGCCTTAATAGATGTTGTTCATTTTTTGCCCGATGCGCTTGGTCATTTCGATGACAAACGCGGGGTTGTTGACAAGGCTCCGCATCAGCCTGTCCTGCATGGCGAAGGCGGTCAGTTCCTCCTCGGAAATTGTTCCGGGCAGCGGGGCTACCCCATCAATGGCCGAGATAATTTGCTCCCGGATTCGTCGCGTGATTTTTTCCTGCAGCTCCAGCAGCATGGCTGCGTCTTCTTGTTCTGTACTCATTGTTTTCTCCTGTTGTGGGTAAATTGTACATTGTCAAATCTTGTCGTCAAGCGCCTTTTTGTACAAGTCAACCAAATTTTGATGAAGGTCGATCTTGTTCTGTAGCATGGCGTACATGCGGCGCTCGACGGGGCTACCCTGCAGGTGGGTGACTGTAACCTTATTTGTCTGCCCTGCGCGGTGCGCACGCGAGTTCGCTTGTAGGTATATCTCCGTAGACGCTACTGGGCCCCACCAGACAACCTGATCGGCGCGGGTTAGGGTAATCCCGTGTGCCGTGGCTTGCGGAATCATGAGCAGCACCCGTGGGTCGTCCTCGGTCTGGAACTGTTTGATAATGTCCGCCCGCTGCGTGGCGCTGACCCCGCCGTGAATGACTGCGGACGTGTAGCCTGCCTTGGCCATCTCATCCTCCAGCATCTGCAGCGTATGGCGGTACGGCACAAACACCAGCACCTTGTGGTCTGTCGATGCGATTACGTCCAGCAGCTCGTTGACTCGGTTGGTCACGTCGAACTCAACCACGGCCTTATCGTCCGTATACACCGCCCCTTGTGAGACCTGCAGCAGCTTGTTGAGCATGGACGCCGCGTTGACTGCGGTGATCTCAGAGCCTGCGGCGATGGTCATCATCTCCTTGCGCAGCGCCTCGTAGTACTTGGTTTGCTGCGCAGTCAGGGGCACTTCACGCGTGCTGTAGAGCATGTCCGGCAAGTCAAGACACTCGGCCTTGGTGAACCGTATGGCTGGCTGCAGGATGTTGTGGACGATCTGCTGCGCGTCTTGGCGCGGCATCCACTTGTACTGGGTGATCTTAATCATGACCCGATCGCGGAACGCACCGAAGAATCTTGGCACGCCCTCGGGGTTGACCAGCTTGGCCAGACCGTACGCGTCGAGCGGCGACTGAGAGGCAGGAGTGCCCGTCATGAGCCACAGCCGGGTGGTGGGCTTCACGAGGCTGGCCATTGCTTTCCAGCGCTCCGTTGATACGCTCTTGATCGCGTTGGCTTCATCAACAATAATCAGGTCGAAGCCCCCTTCTTGAAGTTCGGGAGTGACCACCTTTACGCCGTCGAAATTGATGATGACGAACTCGTAGTCCCCCTTGACCACGGCTTGTCGCTGAGCGCGTGTGCCTTGCGCGATGGCCACTGTGCGGTGCATCACCGTCTTGAACAAGTCCGAGCGCCATGCGGTCTCCATGATGGACACGGGACAGATCACCAGTACCCGTTTGACTCGCCCCTTGGTCATGAGGTAATCGGCAGCCCACGCAGCAGCAGAAGTTTTGCCAGTGCCAGCTTCGTTAAACACAAAGCATCGGGGGTGAAGTGTGAGGAATTCTGCGGTATCTTTTTGATGCTCGAAGGGGGTATACATACCCGGCCACTGATACCTGTTTGTGATGGGGGATGGCACATCCTTAATGCCGAGGTTGCGTAGCAGTTGCACCTCATCGAAATCCCAGTTGACCAGTACCCGGTCCACGTCCCCATTCGAGTCGATCACTTTGCTTTTAGGGATGATTGCAGTGATCTGCGCGGCTTTGCGCGTGTTAAATAGCAGTGCCTTGTCCTGCACGATTTCCATACGGACCTCACGAAAATAGAAGAATTGACGACAAAAGAAGCCCGGTAGCAGAACTACCGGGCGAAACCTACAGGAGAAACAATCATGAAACTGCTGGTTGCCCAGCACCTCCATGCTACAGCAAGTCAGCGCTTTTTGGAACGCTCACGTTTGGAAATTTCCGACTTCATGGAGCCGTCTTTTTTGCGGGCAAAGCTGGTGTTTTTGGACTCGTGCATTGCCGACAGGTTGCTAAGCTTAGACGTGCCGCCCTTGGACATAGCCTTCTTGTGGTGGACGTCTACCGTGGACGGCAGATCGCCGTTGGCTTTCTCGTAGGCTCGCCGGGCCTTGTGGCGCTCGGACTGAGCCTTAAGCTGCTCAGGGGTGCCTTGGTAGTTCTCGTACTCTTTTTTGTAGTTACGCTTAGTTGCCATGATGGTGCTCACAGGAAGAGACTGGGCAAAATTTGCAGAGGGCTGAGCTGCGGGGATTCCACACCCCTACGTCCAGCGCACCCTCAATAGCTGCGGCCCTGCCAGCCCATTTCGACAGGATTTCGGGCAGTTGTTCACGAGTGTACTCAGCTTTGATGATGTCGCCAACCACGACAAACAGCAGGGCCCCTTTGACACGCTCAACGGACGGATGGTGGATGAACACCATAGCGGCCATGAGTTCGAGCTGGGCGGTGTCTGCATAGCGGCTGGACTTGCCGGTTTTGTAATCGGCTACGCGTGCGGTTTTGCCTGACTTGCTGATGGCAAGATAGTCCGGTATTCCCCGGAACCATACGTCTGCGTCAAAGAAGCCACACGGCGTAAAGTCAGCTCGGATACCCATCTTTTCCTCGCAGCGGATGTCTGCGTCAAGCTGGGCGAGAGGCTCCACGAACTGGCGGTAAGTCGCAAAAGCTGGTGGAAGGGCGACCCCATCCGTGATGAAGTCTTCAAAGGCTTTGTGTACTGCGGTTCCATAGAGAGTAGCTTCGGTGTCTTTTGATTTGAATTTTTTGAGAATACGGACTTCGTGGTAGCGCCGGGGGCAGCCCTCAAAGTCTTTGATTGCTGAGTAGGAATGTGCGAGTGCCATAGAAAAGAACCGGGAGTTTGGTTGAACCCCCAGTGTACCGCGTCAGCAGTCGCCGTAGGAAACGCCCATGCCGGATTCGCAGGACAAAGGCAGGCCAGTGGCCCACTTGGGGTTCCAGCTCATGCACTCCTCCAGATAGGCTTGGGCCTCTTTGGCTTCGGTCTCTGGTGCGATGATCGCCACGGCGTCGTGCACCGTCAGCACCACCTTGTAGCGCTTGGACACCCGCAGCATCTGCTCGGCCACAATCTGCCGGGCCACGGCCTGACACACGTTCTCCACGACCTTCCCACCATAAATCCTAACTGGCAGGCCCTTGGAGTCGTATATCAACTCGCGCTTGCCCTCAGCGTCGGTGTGGACCCGCAGGTTGGGGTACTGGATGTGCAGCCCGCTTGGCAGCGTGAGCCCTACGCCCGGCACGACCTTGATGATGCCAACGGCGTCGATTGTGGTCTCTTGGCCCAGCATCAGCGCTTCGAGCGCCTTGCCCGATTTCGCCCAGAGGTCGGCGATTTTGTTGGCGCTGGAGCGGTACGTGTCAATAATGCGCTTGGCTTCCTCAAGCGTAACTTCAACCCCTGCCTGAGTTTTGAGGAAGGCTTGCAGCTTCTTGTGGCCGACGCCGTAACCAGCTCCAAGAACAACAGTCTTGCCAACCTGTCGCTGTGTCTTGTCGACTGACTCAACCGGGATACCGTAAATCTTCGACGCCATGAGTTTGTAAACATCTTGCTTGTCCTTGAAGGCTTGCACCAGATCGTCCTGCCCTGCCAGCCACGCCAGCGTACGGGCCTCAATCTGCGCCGAGTCGCAGTCGATCACCACGTAGCCCGGTGGGGCCTTGATGGCTTTCTTGATCTTGCCTGCGTTCGTACCGCGCGATGGCAGGTTCTGCAGGTTCACTGAATCTTGGCCAGACCAACGGCCAGAATGGGCACCGTAATACCGCAGTGGCACAGGGAACTTGCCACGATCAGCCATCCCGATAAACCGTTGGGTACGGGTTTCTTCCAGAGTTGTCTTGTTGCCAAGGCGTGCGGCCACGAGGGCTTGAACTCGTTCATCAGGGTGGTCCTCCAGTGCTTTGAAAGCTTCGTCGGTTTTGGCGAAGGCCCATGCTATTTTGCCGGTGGTGGCGCTTACCTTGGTCGGTGGCTCCACGCCCACGCTGCGCAGCAGGGTGGCGAACTTCTCGTTGGACATGAGCAGCTTCTTGAGGTCTTCGGGGGTTGTGCCCCATGCGTCCTTCTCGTCCTCAGACTCGGCCGACAGCATGCCGCGCACGTCGTACAGCAGCTTCTCCTTGCGGTCCACCACGTCGATGTAGTGCGCCTCCAGCGTATGCCGATCAAGCTCCAGCACCGGGTCGATGAACATGCGCAGTGTCAGGTCTATCAGCTTGAGCTCGCTCTTTGGGAAGCCCCGGCCCATGTATGCCAAGAACAACTGGTATGTCAGGAACACATCCAGCTCGCAGTACTGCGCGTAGCGGGCCAACTGCTCTGCCGAGAAGTCCTTGTAGTGCATTCCAATCGCGTTGTGCACCTCATCGCCCTTGATACCGATACCCAGACGTTTGGTCTGCGCGTCGAGGCTGTGCGCCTTCTCATGCGGGAACAGTGCGCGGGACATGCCCAGCGTATCTGCCCACACCATAGGGTTGACGCCGTACCGCCAGTTCAGGATGGCCCCGTCGAACGCTGTGTTCTGGCACACGACCATTGCATCAGACCAATCAAAGGACTTGAGGAACGCCTCGGTCTCGGGTTGTGGCACCCACTGGGTGGGGCCGTCGTCGATCTTGATGGCAAAGCCAATCATCTCAAACAGCGGGGAGCGCACGTACTCCTCGGTTGTGATTTTGCTCAGGCTGTATTCACGGTCGTAATACGTTTCCGCGTCGAAGGTTACTACCCTCATCGCGTGCCACCTTGGGCAAAGCCATTAAGGTTACCGATCACTGAATTGGTCAGGGATTCTTTCGTCACAGTCATGGCCGTGGCCAACTGATGTTGGTATTGCCCGGTGATAGTGCGGTATTTTTCAACTTCATCTTCCTTGGGTCTGTTCAAGGTGTAGATGATGTCCGCATCAAACCGCTCCCGCTTGGCTTGCCGATAGGCGTCCGCCAGTGCGGCCTTTTCTTCGTCGGTCAGGAACCATGTAGTCGGGCGGGGCTGCTTCACTCGAACCGCCTCGTATTCAATGCCGATAACTTCTTCTTCAATAACTACCCGCCATCCGCTGAACTTGGGGTTGCTGAAAATGCTGCGTGGGTCAGACGCAATCGGACCAAAGAAGGCATCGGGGTTTTCTTTCAGTTGCGTGACAAGGATTTGCACGCCAGCGCTCAGATTGCTCATATTCATTTCTCCTGTGTAGTCCGCTTCCGAGGTGCGTCGGTGCCCTCAGCGGGTAGTTGTCGTTCGTAATACTCGTAGTTGGATATCTGCTGACCGCCGATGCGAACGGCAGAGAGCAGTCCGTCAAGGTGGACGATGGAGTCTTCGTTGATGACAAGGGCACACCCTCCTGCTTCGTGTATGCGTCTAAGATTAGATATCTGCAGGGCCGTCGGCCGGTTCTTGCCAGCCTTGGCTTCGATCCCCACAAACATACCACGGACGCACGCCAAGATGTCAGGGGTGCCGTTGTTCGCGTGCATGCCGCCGATGTAGTTCACGGCGTACGCATCATGCTTGGCCAAGAGTTTGTGAATCTTGGCCTTTACTTTTGACTCAGGCGTTGCGGCCACGTTGAACCTCTGCCAGCTTGAGCCAGTAGTGCCGGAACTTGCCCGCATCGTCGGAGTCTTTTTTGCCAGCACGCATGCCGTACTTGATGCAGTTGCCTTTCAGAAACCCAACGAACTCTTCGGGAGTCAACACGGCTTCCATTACAGCCCACGGCTGCACGCCCATCTCTTTGTAGTGCTGCCCACCGATTTGAAGTTCGTCAGCGGAAGGAGTAGAAATTGTCATAGTAGTGCCTCGTCAACAGTTGATAGATCAAGCTTCTTTGGCTTGGGTGGTGGGGGAAGCCTTTGCCCGTTCACCACGGGAAACGGCCACGGGTGGGAAATTTCCAATAGCGGCGTAGGCTTTGGAGTAGGTTTGGAACGCGTTGCCACTGGCATTTAAGTCCTTTGATCTGACCGCTGGGGCGCGGGGTTTGGGGAGCTCCACCTCTGGCTGTCTCTCGCGCCAAGCAAACGCGTTGTCGGTGGATTTGGGTGTGCCGTCAGGCCATTTAGTCATTGCGGGTCCTTGTGTGTGGTTTTGGCAAGCTCTTTATTCTGCACCACAGGGCGCATCCGTTTGTGTTTGAGGTTCTCCATCACGTCGTCCATCGCTTGCTCAAGCTCCCGCACGGTCACTGCGTCAAGCTGGGCGTCGTGTATCTGCATTCCAAGGTTCATCGCATTAAGCTCTTCGGACCTTACAATAAACTTATGACCGCGCTCCACACCGCGTCGAGCCAGCGTCAGCAGAGCGTCTTGCGCAGCCCGTATCTCAGCTGCCCAGTCTGCGCCCATACCGCGTTTGGCCAACGCTTCGGCTACATTGAACGCGTCGATCACGGCGTCAACATCGGTCTTTGTGGCACTGCCTAACCGTATGTTGTTCATTGCGTCGTGGTTGCGAATCTTGAGGGTAGTGCCCGCACTGATCGCGTCGAGCTTTTTCAAGCCCGCCTGTACCCATGTCATGTTGTCGAGTCTTACGCCTTTTGGGCGATACTTTGATCGTTTGCGCATATTCCTACCATGCGGTGCAGCAGCAGTGCTGCTTTCTTTTTTGCTCTGTACTCAGCGTGGATACGCGAGCGCGGTTTGGTTGGGCGGGGTGCGTCTTTGCCGGGGCCGAGCTTGAAGACGCGCATTGAGGAGCGCCCCTCACCTTCCCACATGCAGACGTGGATGACGCCTTGTCGGTGCAGTTCTCGCACCCAGTCGTAGATTGTCAGAACGTGTAGCCCTGTGTCTTCGGCCAGCTCGGCGCATGTCCGCGTACCCTCCATGAGAAGTTTACACATGATTGCAAACGACATGGCATTGACCTTGTGTCCTCGGCGCGACCCTACCTTGCGCCGTACGGAGGTGTCTGTCATAAAAATCTCCACGCCCCACAGCGGGTGCAACGATACGAAGGTCGTTCTTTGTTGGTTCCTTCTTCCCAGCGGTGTTTACAGTTCATGTTCCATCTCCAAAGGGCAGTTGTTTCTTTTGCATGGGCAGTGGCTCGCCCAAGCTCCTCAGTCCGTTGTAAACCTCGTCCAGCGTGCCGACTTGCCAGTAGCGGCCCTCGTTGACCGTGAGCAGTGCGCCGCCAGCGGTCATGCGCATGCGCTCGTTGGTGTCTGGTGCCGCACCGCAATCCAGCGCTGCGTGCTCCGGGCTGTGGCAGGCTTTGACCACGCGGCCTTTCTCGGCGGCCAGAGCGATCACTTCTTCAATGGTTTTCATGCTTGCCACCTTGCTCGGATAGCGGCAAGAATGCCAGCCCCAAACTCAGCACCAGCAGAGGTCTCCCACCAGCCCTCAGCGGATTCGGTTTCGGTTTCGTCAATACCCTTGAGCAAACCAATTAGCGCTTCACGCTCGGCCAGTATCTTGGCCTCCAGCCGCTTGATCATTGCTTCGTGGCACTGAATGATGTTCCCGTTTACTTCGTCTTCTGAACGCATGTCACCGATTGTTTCGAGCGCTGTGCAGTAGTCGTCTAGCAAAGCGTTGAATCTCTCCTCTGCGCCACTGCGCTCATCAGCACGGACGAGGGCTTCAAAGGCTTTGAATCGCTCATCTTGCGAGGCATAGCTTGCCCAGCCAGCCTCACGGAGCATGTCTATCGTGTCTCTCATGTGTTCCCCCTTGCTCGGATGGCGGCGGCTCGGTTCTTGTAGTCCTGCACCTGATCGGGCAAGTCCCACTTCTTCTGCAAATACTCGCTGGCGTACATCCCCCAGTCCTCAATGTCAGCAGCAGCCTCATCAAGCCAATCGGCATACTGCTGGCGCTCTTTGTTGAATGCCTCACGCTCTGCCTTGCGCTCCTCCTCCAGCCGCCCTGCAAAACTCTGTGCGATCCAGTCAACGAACACCTTGGCGCTTTCCTGTGCGTCACCAGTAAACACCAGTGCAGGGCCGTTGAAGTCCAGCTTGCCGACTTCTTTCCCGTTGTTGTGAAAGCTGATGTTGTAGTTGGGCTTGATGTTTCCAACGGACAGAATTTTGTCTGGCACTGTGGCCTGAGTCCAATTTATGTCTTGCTTATCCATTGTTCTTACTCCTTAATATGGCTTCGGTAGCAAGTTGAACTTGTTCTGCAAACTCACTCGTTTCCAGAAACCTCCCCCGAAACGAAGCCCTTATGTCATAGCGCTCATCAGCCGTCAGCGAAACCCATTGCCGATGTGCTGCGGGATAAACAATGTGCCCACCGTCAACGTAATACTTTTCCACCGGCTCCTGCACAGGTGCTGGCTGTGCTGACAAAGATTTAAGCGCCTCCCTTGCGGCCTGAAGCGCAACCGTGGTGGTGTGTATTGGCCTTGTCTGTTCAACGTGATACTCCATCATGCTGATAAGGTCTTCGATCAGTTGCTTCATGTGTTCTTCTCCTTTAATTTGGCTTTCGGCTCATGCGTGCAGGCTTCTTCATAATCCAACACATCCTGAATGCGGTAACGGATTAGACCGCCCAGCTTGAGGTATCGACAGCCCTGCTTAAGTGATCTGTCGCGCTCCAGTGTGGCCTCGCTGATCTTCCAGCGGAACGCAAGCTCTTCCTGCGTCATCAGTTGCTCTGGCGTTGTCATTGCGGCTCCTTGTGAACAATCACAGACGCGCCTGTCTCTGGGTTTGTGTAGCTGATTTCTGGTTCACACCAACAAGGAGAGCCGTCTGTTGCGTGCTGCCGATACCAGCCATTCTTCTCCTTGAGTTTGGCTTCGACCCATTTAATCAACGGTTTATTCGCAGCGTAGTACGGTTCAATTTCCTCATCGGTCAGCCCGACCCATTGCCGCTGTGCTGTATGCAGTTGTGCGTATCGTTCTTCTGTTAACCACGCCACAGGCTCCGGCTTCTCTGCTTCGATGCTCATAGGTTCTGCCCCCTGCGTGCGCAAGGCCAGCGGTTGGACAGCGTTGCTTGCACGTAAATGTCGGCGGCCAAGTGGCGCTCTGACGGCACGCGCTCCAAAGATTGCTTGACCATGTCAGTCATCTGCCCCACCGTCACCTGCCCCGGAGGAATACAGATCGTCACGCCGGACTGAGAGTCAGCAACCCCTGCGACGTACCCAAACACCCACATCCGGTTGTCGGCCATACGGGCCAACAGCTCTTGCCCCGTAATCAGGATGGACGACGGCTGCGCATGTGCGCTGCTGCACATCAGTGCAGCGATGATTAAAAGTTTTTTCATGTTAGCCACCGAAGATTTTGCGCAGCTCGTCGTACAGGGCACGCGCTTGCTTGATGCTCAGGTTGTTGAGCAGTGTCTCTGCGTCCCATGCAGCGTTGATCTGCGGGGTAGGCTCGTCCTTCGGTTTGCGCACGATGGTGACAACCTTGCCCTGTGGTGCTTGTGACTTCTCCTCCAGCGCTTTCATCTTCTTGGATGATTTCAGCGGGGTGTACTCGCCAGTCGTGACGTAGAGCAGGTTCGCGCTCTCTCGGAATAGGCCTTGCTTGACCATCTGCCCCAGCAGTGAAGTCACAGAGCCGGTCTTAAAGCCTTGCTTCTCCAGCGCAATGGCGATCTCTTTGCGGGTCTTGCCGGGGTTGTCTCGCACGTAGTCAAACGTAACGCGAGTCACGTTGTTGGTCACCGTGAAGTACGGCTTGGTTGCGGGTTGTGCCTCGGGAGTATTCCACTCGGTGAGGACTTTGTTCAGTTCGGATTTGAGGTCGGGCATGATGTTCTCCATCTAAGCTTAGAAGAGTTTGAGTTGTCGGTCGTCTTCGTTTGGCGCGGGTTTGTCACGGTCTTCGATGTCGCGCAAGCGCATCTCCAGCCGCTCGGCAAGGGCTTTGATAAGCCCCGCTTGGCCATCAGCTACTCGCAGCAGCTCTTCGTCGGTGAGGTTGTCGTAGTTCATGTGGGTCCAGTCGGTTAAGTCATGTCGATAAATTCAACGAGGTTGTGGGCTTCATCAGTTGTGAACCAGAGGATGATGTTTGGCGGCGGCTCTTTGATGGGCCGGATTGCTCCAGCCACCTTGGCCGTTGCGAGAATGGCGGATAGCCACTCAGGCATGTTGTCAACAAGTTCCCGAAACGAGCGCTCGTTGCCGTTGTGCCAGCGACGTAGTGTGTACTCGTCAGCACGTTGTTCGTATCTGTACTCGTAAAGGTCGTCGTTCATT